GTATCGCTTTCGTTCAACACTTTCCCGGTCGGTTACGTTGGTGAGGAAGAAAGTCTCACCGCTTTGCATTTGGAGAATTGATATGGCGCACTTTGCAGAGATTGATTCAAACAGCGTGGTGCAGCGCGTGATCGTTGTAGCCAACAAGGATACGGCAGACGCGAGCGGCAACGAGGTGGAGGCCATTGGTGTCGCCTTCTGCCAGCGATTGCTCGGCGGTAACTGGAAACAGACTTCCTACAACGGCAACATCCGCAAGCACTACGCCGGGATCGGTTACACCTACGACGAGGGCCGCGATGCCTTTATCCCGCCGCAGCCGTACCCGTCGTGGTCGCTGGATAGCGATTGCAACTGGCAAGCCCCGGTGCCGATGCCGACGGACGGCAAGATGTACTCGTGGGATGAAGCCGCTCAGGCTTGGGTTGCTGCGGAGGCCGCATGAACTGGAAAATAACAAACCTCCAGGTTTACCCGCAGGCTGATGGGCACACCGATGTGGTAGTTCGCGTAAACTATCAAGTCGGCGTCCTTAAAGACGTTGTAGAGTTGGCCCCGCCAAGCGGCAGTTTTACCCCGTTCGCTGATCTGACCGAAGACAAGGTTTTGGGTTGGGTGTGGGCGGCGGTAGATAAATCTGCTGTCGAAGGCCGCGCTGCCCGCGAAGCTATCGAACTTGAGCGCAAACTCGCCATCCTTGAAAAAGACGGCAAAAAGCCAAGCGCAGTGCCAATGGGCACACCTTGGGGTTGATGTTTCTTTTGCGCCACAGTAAAGTTTTACCGTACTGGCCCGGTTGACCAGGGTTCCAAAAGGAACACAAATGGCTGACGAAAATCAGTTGGTTGAGCAAGTAGCGGAAGTACCCGCGCCGGAAGCGGAGGTCACGGCGACCCCGCAACCCGAAGTTGCTGCCCAAGAGGCGGCACCGCCGGAGGAAAAGCCTGCCAAGACGTTCACTCAAGAAGAGTTGGACGCGATGGTCGGCAAGAGGCTTGCGAGGGAACGTCGCAAGTGGGAACGAGAGCAAGCGCTGAAGGCACCGACTGAAAGGTCGGCATCGGAAGCCCTGCCGGATAAGGAAGTAGACCCTGACGCTTATGCGGAAGCCCTAGCAATCCGTAAAGCCGAAGAACTCCTTGCCAAGCGGGAAGCCGAGCGCCAGCAGCACGAACTCTTGAGCGCCTATCACGAACGCGAAGAGGCGGCACGGGATCGGTACGATGACTTCGAGCAAGTCGCGTACAACCAAAGCCTGCCGATTACGACCGTGATGGCGCAGACGATTCAGGCATCGGATATTGGGCCAGACGTAGCGTACTACTTAGGCTCTAACCCCCGAGAGGCTGACCGTATTTCCCGCCTGTCGCCCTACCTTCAGGCTAAAGAGATCGGCAAGATTGAGGCCAAATTGGCCGACAATCCGCCGGTCAAAAAGACAACCAGCGCACCGCCCCCGCTGAAGCCGGTCACGGCTAGAGGCACGGCGAACGGCTCTTACGAGACGACAGACCCACGGTCGGTAACGGCCATGAGTACGTCGGAATGGATAGAAGCCGAACGTCGTCGCCAGATTAAGCAGTGGGAAGCGATGCAAAGACGTTAACCATTTACTAGGAGTAATTCCGTGGCTAATACACTTCTTACTATCGACATGATCACGAGGAAGGCTCTCGAAATCCTTGAGAACAACCTTGTAATCACCCGTAATGTCAACCGCCAGTACGACAACAGCTACGCTGTGGAAGGCGCCAAGATCGGCACCACCCTGCGTATCCGTCTGCCGGATCGCGCCCTTGTGACTGACGGTGCCGCCCTGCAAGTGCAGGACGACAACGAGCAGTTCACCACGCTGACCGTTGCTTCGCAGAAGCACATCGGCGTGAACTTTACGACTGCTGAAATGACGATGCAGTTGGACGACTTCGCTGAGCGTGTTCTCAAGCCGCGTATCTCGCAGCTTGCGGCGTCCATCGACGCTGACGTGGCGAACAGTTTCAACGGCATCTTCCAGTCGGTCGGCACCCCCGGCACGACCCCGAGCAGCACCGCCGTTCTGCTTGCTGCCCAGCAGAAGCTGAACGAGGCCGCTGCCGTGATGTCGCCCCGCTATGTCACCGTGAACCCGGCTGCGAACGCCGCGCTCATCGAGGGCATGAAGGGTCTTTTCAACCCCGTCAGCACCATCTCGGCGCAGTTCAAGAACGGTATGTTCGGCGAAGGCATCCTTGGGTTCAACGAACTCAATATGTCGCAGTCGATCAAGCAGTTCACGACCGGCAGCCGTGCGGCAACCACTACGGTGAGTGCCACGGTGTCCACGCAGGGCGCCTCGCAGATCACGCTTGTGGGTGTGGACGGACAGACCTTGAAGAAGGGCGACGTGTTTACCGTGGCGAACGTGTTTGCGGTCAACCCGCAGACCCGCGAGTCCACCGGCTCGTTGCAGCAGTTTGTGGTGACCGAGGACATTACTGCGGCCAGCAGCTTGTACACGAACGTGAAGATCTCTCCGGCGATCTACACCTCGACGCACGCTCTGGCGACCGTCAACTCGTTCCCGCAGGCCGCTGCTGCGGTGACGTTCTTGGGTGGCGTTTCCACGCAGTACCCGCAGAACCTCGTGTACCATCGTGACGCGATTGCGTTTGCGACGGCAGACCTCCTCATGCCGCAGGGCGTGGACATGGCGAGCCGCCAGGTACATAACGGTATCTCCATGCGCGTTGTCCGTCAGTACGACATCAACAACGACCGTATGCCGTGCCGTATCGACGTGCTGTATGGCTACTCGGTGATCCGTCCGCAGATGGCCGTGCGCCTCTGGGGCTAACCCTTAAATTGCAGGAGTAACTCAACATGGCACTTCCTAACGGTACTAGTGGGTATCAGCTTGGCGCAGGTAATGCTGCGGAGCCAAACCTGTTCCCGCAAGCGGCTCCGGTTGCTTACACGGGCACGACGGTCACGCTGACGGCAGCCGACCTCATCAACGGCCTCATTACCTCCACCAACTCTTCGGCGGTCGCGTTCACGCTGCCGACCGGCGCGTTGATGGATGCGGCGGTCGCTAGCGCAAACAACGACATGGCGTTTGAGTTTGTCATCATCAACCTCGGGTCTTCCTCGGGTGTTGTGACGCTCAACGCGGGAACGACGTTTACCATCGTGGGTCTTGCCACGACGGCAATCAGTACGTCTTCTCGGTGGCGCGTGCGTAAGACGGCGGACAACACGTTTGTCTGCTATCGCGTCGGTTCGTAATGGCAACGCCCTCGGCGGGGCAACCCGCCGGGGGCACTACCTAAAGGGGTATTTTTATGCCTAATACACAGGCGATTGGTGTTGCCTACGCTGACCCAGAGTTCCAAAGCGTTACCGTTTCGGGCGCGGTGACGGCGGGAAGCGTTTCGGCAACGACGGTTACGGCGAGCGGCAGTCTTGTTCTCAACTCAGCGACGGTTGCGGCGACCGGATCGGCTCAAGGTGATGCAGCAGCAGTTACGGCGGGCTTTACGCTTGTTTCTGCGGCTGACGGCACCAAGGGCGTGATTCTTCCGGCGGCTTCGGCGGGCGTAGTGGTTATCATCAAAAACGGCGCTGCGGCGATTTTGAAGATTTACCCCGCGTCAGCGGATGCCATCAACGCGCTGTCGGCGAACGCGTCGTACAACATCGCCAGCAACACCTCGACGTTGTTGGTGGCTTACGACAGCACCACTTGGTATAGCGTTCCGCTAGTGGCCTCGTAACAATGCCAAATATCTACTTGCAGCACCCCAAGCATGGCGCCAAAGTCGCTATTTCTTGGGTCGAAGCACAAGAAGATATGCAGCACGGGTGGGAGGAATTTGACCCCTCTGACCCGGATGATTCAGAATCTCCGGCGTCGGTTGAAGAACCGGCGTCGGAGACTTCTGGCAACGAATTGCGGGCGCGTCGCCGCCGCAGGGAGTAAATAATGGCTACTACCGCCGGGGACCAGATCAACGGTGCGCTGCGTTTGATCGGGATGCTGGCGGAAGGCGAGGTGCCTTCAGCAGCAACTTCGCAGGACGCCCTTACAGCGCTTAACCAGATGATTGAATCGTGGAGTACCGAGCGTCTGTCGGTGTTCTGCACCATCGACCAAGTGTTCAACTGGCCGCCCTCAACCGTCAGTCGCACACTCGGGCCTACCGGCGATTTCGTCGGTCAGCGCCCGATTGAACTTGACGACTCCACCTATTTCCGCGATGCCTCGACCAACGTGTCGTATGGCATTAAGATGATTAACCAAGAGCAGTACAACAACATTGCGGTCAAGACCGTAACGTCCACGTACCCGCAAACCCTCTGGTACAACGCCACGCACCCGAACATTGAGATTTATCTCTACCCGGTGCCTTCGCGTGTCTTGGAGTTTCACTTTGTCTCGGTGTCCCCGCTGACGCAGCCCGCTGCGCTTGATACCGTGTTGGCTTTCCCGCCAGGTTACCTGCGAGCGTTCCGCTACAATCTTGCGTGCGAATTGGCACCGGAGTTTGGCGTGGAGCCGTCGCAGCAAGTGCGCCGCATTGCGATGTACAGCAAGCGCAATCTCAAGCGCATCAACTTCCCTGGCGATGTGATGGCGATGCCGTCAGCGCTGATGGTCAACAGACCGCGCTTTAATATTTTTACTGGCAACTTTTAATTACTAAATAGTGCAGGCAGCATGATACCTACGCTTTGCCTCAAGATAGACCTGATGCGCTTCTTCAGGCGTAGCGTAGTCTCCAAGAAATTTAGTCTTGCCCTTGTAAGACATTGTGGCGCGCCATTTGTTTTGAAAAAAAATGACGCCCATAAACCCCGACTTGTTTCGTCGGTTGGGTTTATGAACATTTTGAGAGTTGCCGTCGGCCAAAACTACCCGCAAATTAGCGATTCTGTTATCAGCTTTTTGCCCGTTGATATGATCAATCAAGGCCGTAGGCCATTCGCCATAAACATACAACCAAGCAAGGCGGTGGGCTTTGTAGATCTTGCCTTCGATGCCAATAGTGTTGTACCCGATGAGTTTATCAACGTGACCCGCTATAGTGCCCGCTTTAACGGCTTTGCTTGGGCGAATAAGCCAAGTAAACACGCCAGTTTCTGGATCGTAAGAAAGCATCTGTTTCAATCTATCTGCCGTAAGGTTTTCGGTCGCCATAAACACCTCTCAGTAATTGCTATGAATACTAATCTGCAAATTACTGCGGTGCAAGCGTGAAGAGTCCCATCCTCGGTAGCAGCTACGTCATCCGTAGCGTCAACGCTGCCGACAATCGGCTTGTAAATCTGTACCCCGAGGTCATTCCCGAGGGCGGCAAGGAACCGGCGTATCTGCAACGCTGCCCCGGTTTAACTCGCGTGGTAACGGTCGGCACCGGCCCGATCCGTGGCCTATATACCCTTGGGAACTTTCTGTACGTTGTTTCGGGCGACCAACTCTACAAACTCAACTCAAACTACGCCCTGCAAGGAACGAACGACCTGTTGATGGAAACGGGGTCGTTTTTGTTGTTAGAGAACGGCAGCCGAATCCTTTTGCAAGATCAAAACAACCCGTCGCTGGGCATCATATCGGGCACCGGCCCCGTGTCGATGGCCGACAACGGCACGCAGCTTTTCATTGCTGCAAACCCCGACGGTTATATCTACAACACCGTCACCGACTCGTTTGCACAAATTACCGACCCCGACTTTCCGGGCGCGGTTACGGTTGGCTATCTTGACGGCTATTTTGTTTTTAACGAACCCGACAGCCAGCGCGTGTGGGTTACGGAATTACTTGATGGCCTCTCCATTGACCCGCTTGACTTTGCCTCCGCCGAAGGCTCCCCCGATGGGCTTGTGTCGCTCATCATCGACCACCGCGAAGCGTGGTTGTTTGGCACTGATAGCGTTGAGGTCTGGTACAACAGCGGTGATGCCGATTTCCCGTTGTCGCGCATCCAAGGCGCGTACAACGAAATCGGCTGCATTGCGCCGTACTCCGTTGCCAAGATGGACAACAGCGTCTTTTGGCTTGGCGCCGACGCTCGCGGTCAAGGCATTGTTTATCGAGCGCAAGGCTATCAAGGCGTGCGCGTATCGACCCACGCGGTTGAGTTTGCCATCCAGCAATACGACGATTTGGCTGACGCGGTGGGGTACACCTACCAACAGGATGGTCACACGTTTTACGTGTTGAACTTTACGAACGCCGATACAACGTGGGTGTACGACGCCGCGACCGGCGCATGGCACGAACGCGCAGGATTCCGTAACGGCGATTTCAAACGACATCGCGGCAACAGCCACGCTCGCTTTAACGGCGACCCGCATATCGGCGATTACGAAAACGGCAAGGTGTACGTGTTTAGCCTTGACGTGTACGCTGACGATGGCGCGGTACAAAAATGGCTGCGCTCATGGCGAGCGTTGCCGACAGGGCAGAACAACCTCAAGCGCACGGCGCACCACTCGTTGCAGATCGACCTTGAGACGGGCGTAGGCTTACCTGGCGTTGACCCGTTTGACCCGCCAACCGAAATCAGCACCGAAACATCAATTCCAATCAATACGGAAACCGGCAACCCGCAGTTGGTGGGCAACCTCGGCTCCGAAGTGCCCGAAGACATCAATACGGAAAACGACCTTTACACGTTGGGCGTTACCGAAGATGACGGGTTGACGTTAGTAATTGACCAAGCGCCGGGAACCATAGTGGTAGGCGCCAATCCGCAGTTGATGTTGCGTTGGTCTGATGATGGCGGCCATACGTGGAACGGCGAGCGCACGACCTCAATGGGCCGCACCGGACAATACGGCACCCGCGCCATCTATCGGCGCCTCGGCATGACGACGAAGTTGCGCGACCGAGTGTACGAAATTAGCGGCACCGATCCGGTCAAAGTCGCCATCATGGGCGCTGAACTTGAACTGAGCGGGACGAATGCGTAATGGCAAACATTACCAACATTCCCGCCCCTCGCGTGCCGTTCATCGACGAGCGGACGGGGCTTATTTCGCGTGAGTGGTTTCGGTTCCTTAACAACCAATTCACGCTGACAGGCAGCGGCACGACCGCAACTAGCATCGCTGACCTTGAAGTCGGCCTTGGATTGTCTCCCGATAGCGATGACGTATCAGCGGTATTGCAGTCGGAGATTCAAGCGCTGCAAGCGGCGCCGCCGATTACACCTTTGACGCCGGTCAGTTTCGGGTCGTTTTACTCGACGCAAACGCAAGCCGCGACAACCATCAATACGGCCAAGGCCATTACATACAACAATGCGGATACGGCTTACGGCATTTACCGCGACCCGGCTGACAACAGCAAAATTAAAGTTAGCCGCCCTGCGATCTACAACATACAATTTTCAATCCAAATAGATAAGACGTCGGGCGGCACCGGATTGTTTTACATTTGGCCCGCAATCAACGGAACTGCGGTGCCAAACTCTGCGTCGTTAATCCAAATTCAAGGCAACAACGCAGAAATCTTTTCGGCGGCTAACTTTTTCTTGCCCTTGTCCAATGGCGATTACTTCCAACTTTACTTTTCTGTTGACGACTTGAGCGTGCAGTTACAGCAGTTTGCCGCTTCGGCGCCAGTTCCTGCGATCCCTTCCATCATTTTGACCGTTATGCAGGTGTACGTATGACCGTTTACCTTTCAGCGTTTGCGGGTGCAGGCGCACAGTTTTTTGACGACAACGGCAACATTCTGTCGGGCGGAAAAATCTATACGTATGGCGCGGGAACTACGACACCGCAAGCGACCTATACGTCTTCGACGGGTAGCACGCTTAACGCCAATCCCATCATTTTAGATTCTTCTGGCCGACTGCCCGAGGATATGTGGGTTGCCGAAGGGTTGGCCTATCGGTTTGTTCTTGAAGACGCCAACAACATCCAGTTAGGCGAATACGACGACATTCCGGGCATTAATGATGGATCATTAATTTCGGTGCCGTTTTCATCGATTACTGCCAAACCTACGACGCTTGCAGGCTACGGCATTACCGATGGCATTACTTCGGCAACCGCTGCAGCGACCTATGCGCCGATTGCTTCGCCGACGTTTACGGGCACGCCGCAGATTCCCGACAACGCCACAGCCAGCGTTAATCACGCTGTCGGCTATCGAGACGCCCCGCAGAACTCCCACACGGACAGTTACACGCTGGCGTTGTCGGATCGCGGCAAGTCGATTCTGATGAACGGCACCAGCAAGACGCTGACCATTCCAGCTAACGGCACGGTCGCGTTTCCCGTCGGCACGGTATTCATCATCGTCAACATCAACGTTTCGGCGCTCTCGATTGCCATTACGACCGACACGCTGACGCTTGCCAATAGCACGACGACCGGCACCCGCACGCTCGCGCAGAACGGCATTGCGACCTGCGTCAAGATCGCCCCGACTTCGTGGCTAATTTCTGGGGCGGGGTTGACCTAATGGGTGGCGCTACGCTCGCAGCCGCGATTGCAGGCACGACCGGAGGCACCGGAGCGGGCGTCTACGACTATTCGCAAGGGTCGGGCACGCTGGTGTTCCCTGACATTTCCGCTTTAAGCTTTACCACGCTGACCATCGAGGCGTGGGGTGGCGGCGGTGGTGGTGGCTGGGGCATCGAAAGCATCATCTTTTTGGACGGCGGCAGCATTGAAACGCAGTCCAACCCCGGCGGTGGCGGTGGTTCGGGCGCGTATACCAAAACCGTAGTCGCTGTGGTCGGCGGTGACACCGACAAGACCTTGGTCTGGGAAGTCGGCGCAGCGGGCGCTAATGGCGTGGCAGGCAATGCCACAGGCTATGCGGGCGGAACATCGACGGTTTCCTCTGGGACGTTTACTATTGCCGCAATGATCAGTACCGGCGGCGACGGGGGCGGCGGTGCGTTTGGCATCAACGGTGGTAACCAAGGCGCGGGCGGTATCGCTTCGGGCGGCGCTACGACCAATACCAACGGTAACGGTGGCGCGGTGCAGGAGCAGGCCGGCGCGGCAAGTGTCCTCGGTGTCGCAAACTTGACGGCGGGCGGCGGCGGTAACGGCGGCGATCCGATATTCGGCGGCAACGACGGTCAGCCGGGACTCGCCGGTCGCGTCAGATTCGTATTCAGTTGAGGTCACTATGGCAGTTCAAGTCAAAGTCCTAGTCCCATCCAAGATTGCGGAAGCGACCCAAACGACGCAGTACACGGCGACCAACGTGACGACCATTATCGACAAGTTCACGGCGACGAACTACGACACGTCGGCACGGACGATCTCGGTCAACCTCGTGACCGCCTTGGACACCGCCGGTAACCAGAACCTTGTTATCAAGACCAAGACCTTGCTGCCCTCGGAGACGTATACGTTCCCCGAAATCGTGGGGCAGGTGCTGGCGCCTGGGGGCTTTATCTCAACCATCGCCTCGGCGGCGACGGCAATTAACATTCGCTCATCGGGCCGGGAAATTTCGTGACCGACGCAGAGGGCTGGTTGCTGAAGAACTTTGAGGCGCTAGACCTTCCGGCGCACGCAACCGCGTGGCTGCTTGATGTGTGGCACCTCACGCAGTTTTTCGACGATGTAGTCGATGGCGACCTTGTGCGCCCGCAAGCCGCGCACGATGCCATCTGGAAATCCTTTGTGACCGCTCCCGCTAATCCTTTTTTTATTGCCAACGCCCAAGTGCTGCAATCGGCCTTGGCGACCGCCGTGTTGAAGTGGGAAGCGTCCCACACTGCCGAGCGGTCTAACATGGCCGATGAACGCTCGTTCATGTGGCGGGCAGCGTATTACGACCTTGTGTTACTCGTGGTTCTATTGTGCCAAGGCTACGAGTCTGCTATGGCAAAAGCCCCGACCGTAATGGCACTATACGGCGAGAAATTCTCGGACTACCGAGCGGAGTTCCCCAATGGCTAATCCCGTAGCCGCAGTCGCAACCGTTGCCAGCAGCGCGTTGGCCTCCCGGTCGGCAAGCAAAGCGACTAAGGCTCAAGTTCAAGCGGCGCAACAACAGCAAGCGCTTGAGCGCGAGATGTTTGACCGGCAGGTTGAACTGCAAGAGCCTTTCCGGCAACTGGGCCTGTCCAACCTTAATCGACTCGCTGCGCTGTACGGCGAGGGCGGCGAATACGCCCGCGCACCGTCAATTAACGAATTGCAGATGGACCCTGGTTACGGGTTCCGGCTTGCCGAAGGCCAAAAAGCGCTAGAGCGTCGATTGGCGGCAGGAGGTCGGATGTTCTCGGGCGGCGCCCTCAAGGCTGGCACGCAGTACGGCCAAGAGATGGCTTCGCAGGAATTTGCGAGCGCTTATGAGCGTGCGCGGCAGCAACGCGCAGATGTAACCAATGCGTTGCTCGGCGTCGGCGGGTATGGCCCAACCGCAGCAAGCCAAATTGGCGGCGCAGCGCGATCTTACGCAGCGGGAGCCGGACAAGCTCTTAGCAACATCGGTGCGGCTCGCGCCAGCGGTTATCAAGCACAGGGCAACATTTTGCAAAATGCGCTGAACCTTGGCCTGCAAGGTTACGGTCAATACCGTGAAGGCTTGTTGCAACCTGTCCAAGTTACCGGACGGCGGATGTAGTCATGGCAGAAAACCAACTGATGATGATTAATCCGTTTGAGGCGCTTGAGACAGGCCGCAAGCGGGCGTATGCCGGTTACGAGGCGGGGCAAGCCGCTGCACAGCGCGAGGTGCTAAACGAACTGTACGCGCAAGCCACCGACCCGACGACAGGAAGAATCGACCGCAATCGGTTGATGTCTGGCTTGGCGCAGCGCCGCATGGGTTCCATGATTCCGCAACTAGAAGCCGAAGAAGCCAGACTTGCCGAACAACGTGGCAAGGCCATGCAAGAGCAGGCAAAAGGGTTGGAAGCCCAAATGCAGACGTGGAAGCGGATGATCCCCGCCGATCCGCGTCTTGCTCCAGCGTGGGTTGAAGCTGCATACGCAGACCCAGTGGTGGGCGCTTTGCTGGGCCAACTTGGCAGCAAAGAAGACGTTATTGCGGGCATCCCGCAAGACCCCGAAGGCTATGCCTCATGGGTAGAAGGCGCGTCCATGTTTGCCGATGAGTTGAGCAAGCGGCGCGTGTTGACTGCGGAGCAAGCAACAACTGCTGAAACGACTCGACGCGGACAAGACATCACCGCTCGTGGTCAAGATATTACTGCCGCGACGACTCGACGCGGACAAGACATCACCGCTGCGACAGCGCGTGAAGGGCAGCGGGTCACGATGCGCGGTCAAGACATCAATGCCGCAATTCAGTCGCCCGAGTATCAAGGGTTGATTACGCAAGCGCGTGAACGCGCCAAGTCTGACGTAAGTTTTGCCGATCAATTCAATGCGGCGGATCAAACGGCAAGACGCACCCTGTCGCTGTTGGACAGCATTGTCGGCGATGCGCAAATCGTTGATGGCAAAATTGTTGTCCAAGAAGGCAAGCGCAAGCCGATGAAAGGATTTGAAGGAGCGGTAGGCGCGGGCTTTGGGCAACGGTTTATTCCGGGCACTGCGGCACGCGATTTCAACGCCGCTCACGATCAAGCGGTGGGCGCTGCGTTTATGCAAGCGTTTGCTACCCTGAAGGGCGGCGGTCAAATCACGGAAAAGGAAGGCGAAAAGGCCACCGCTGCATTGACGCGCATGAACCTTGCGCAGAGCGAAGTGGAGTACATCCGCGCAGCGCGAGAGTTCCAAAGAGAAGTTAAAAACGTGCTGAACTTGGCAGAGACGCGATACCGAAAACTGAATCCTTCGTTTACCGCAGCGCCAACGCCTGGTGCTGGAGCGCCGTCTGTCGAAGATCTTTTAGAGAAGTACAAGTAGAGGCCGCACATGGCGTCGATGGCACAACTTGAGGCGGCACTGATCAAGGCGGACGCTGCGGGTAACGCGGACGATGCGCGAATACTTGCTGCTGAAATTCGCAAGATGCGTGCCGCGCCGCAAGAAGCGCCCGCAGGCCGTGACATTTTGCGTCAACGCTTGTTAGGCGGTGAAGTCTCTGAAATACCGCGCAGAGAAGCCGCTGCGATTACCGCAGGGTTAACGCCAGAACAAGTGTCGGAATCTGCAAGGACTGGCGCCGGAGGGGCGGCAGGCATCATCGCTGGGCCTGTACTAGGCACCGGAATGCGTGTGCTTGGCGCTGCGGTTCCCGTCTTTTCTCGAGTAACCACGCCGCTCGCTACAGCGTTTGAAACGGGCGGTATTCAGACAGGACTTACCCCGACTACTCCGGCTGCGGCTCGATTAGCGACCCGCGCAGTAGGCGGCGCAGTACCGGGCGCAATCACAGGTGCTGCCGTGTCACCCGAAGAAGCAGGGGTCGGCGCGGTAGCTGGTACGGGCGTTGCGTTGCTTGCGCCTCCCGTCGCACGGATCGTCGCCAAAGGTGGCGGCGCCGTCGTTGACGCCTTGGCAGGCCGCACCGCTGATGCGCGTGCCAACCAACTGATCCGCCTTGCGGCTAATGATGAAGTCAATGCGCTGCGCGCTGCGATGGCTGCGCAGCCGGACATTCCGGCAAGCCGTGCCGCCGCAGACCTTGATATGCCGGTGCTGCAAGCGTTGCTCGCCGAAGCCGAAAAGAAAGACCCGCGTGGCGTCGTCAATGCATTCCGGCAACGTGAGTCACAAAACACGCTGAACGAGTTGACCCGTATTGCCGGTGGCCCAACCGCTGAGACGGCGCGTGCCGCCCGCGAATCCGCAAAGGGCACGCTTACTGCCGTAACCGCGCCGATGCGCGAAGAAGCCTTTGGGGCTGCTCGCAAAACGGGCGAAATCATGCCGCGCCTTCAAGCCATTGCGGGCGAATCCCGAGCCGCAGCCAAAGAGGCTACCGATACCGTTCGTCGAGTCAGCAACGCCGTCAACAAAGCAGATGATTGGGCAAGTTCTTGGTTTGCAGGCAGAGGCATCGGAGAGCCTGGTGTTCGCTTGCCGGGGCGCGTCGAGGCAACGACTACATTTCCCGGTCAACTCGCAGCGTCTGGCCGCGCTCGCACGATAGGCGGCCCGTTTGAACGTCAAGTCATTGAGGAAGGCGGCGCCGTGGCTCGCGGTATTAGTCGCGCTGCTGAAGAATCACAGCGTGCGGGTGCCCGTGCTAGAGCCGCAGAATCAACGCTGCAAAGCATGAAAGACCGTGGGCTGAAGCCGATCACGGCGGCAGACTTAACCGGCCCCATCAGTCGTCAGTTGCGTAATCCCGACATCGCCACGAACCGCGAAGCCTCTGCGGCATTGACGCGCATCAATCAAATGCTCGGTGATTGGGAGAATGAGTTTGGCGTAGTGACACCCGAGGCGCTATATGCCATCCGCAAAAACGGGGTGGTAGGCGTTATTCGCGAATTAAATCCCGGCATGGATGCTAAGTCGCAAGACAAACTTGCGGCAAGCGTGTTGACCAAGGTCAAGCCGCTGTTTGACGACGCCATCGAAAAAGCCGGCGGCAAAGAGTTTAAGAATTACCTTACGACGTTTGAACGCGGGATGTCCGACATTCGTGGCATGGAACTCGCCGACCAGATTCGCAAGATGTACAAGGAAGGTCAAAAGCAGCAGATCGTTGATCTCATCGCAGGCGAATCACCAGACGTTATTGAAGACCTGTTTGGCTCGGGGCGCTACAAGATCAGCGAGGAAATGGCGAAGGATATGCCGCTGTTGCGGCGCATCGCTGACACCGTTGGCGCTGATCTCAAGGCCGTTCAGCAGGCCGCCGCAGGCCGCGCCGCGCTGACCGAAGCGCAGCGAAAGACCAGCGCTCGCGTTCGCTTTCCGTTCTTTACTCGCGCATCAACAGCGGTCAACGAGGTCGTTGCCGGCCTTGAGCAGAAGATGAAGGCGGAAACGCTTGATGTATTGATTCGCGCTGCACAGTCGGGCCGCGACTTCAATCGCGTACTTGACGCGCTGCCGACCAAAGAGCGCAGCGCTTTCCTTAACCAATTCAAGAACGCCGAATCATGGAGTCGCTTCAGTACGCAGGTGGCAAACGCCGCCCGTACTTATGCGGTAACTGAGACGGCAGAACCGACCAACGCACTAGCTCCGAGGTAGTTATGCTCAAAGGCGCACTCAAATCCAAAACCGTTTGGTTCAATATCTTTCTGGCGTTGCTCGGCAGCCTCGAACTGATGGGCGCCCACTTGACCACGCTTTTCGGCGCACAGGTCGCAGCGTCCATCATGCTGGCGGGCGCGGTGGCTAACCTCGTGCTGCGCACGGTCACCACGCAATCATTGGAGGCGAAGGGCGGTGGATAACGGGCAGGTACTGTTCAATATCATCATCGGTATTGCTGGCGTTTTCGGAGGATGGATTTTGAACAACATCAGTCGCTCCATCGAAAAGCTGGATCACGATGTCCGCGATATGCCACTCACCTACGTCACGCAGGACTCGTACAACCGTGACCAGAACCGTTACCAGCGCGACATCGACGAGATCAAGTCCATGCTGCGCCTCATCTTCGACCGGCTTGAGAACAAGGCCGACAAATGATCCCGCTGTGGGCGTGGCGTGTTGCGCCATACGTTCTCGGTGTTGTGGTGATTGTGGTCGCGGCGTTAGGCGCATTGCGTAACGCCAAGGAGGAAGGCCGTGCCGAACTCAAACCGCAGATTGAACGACTGGAGGCCGCGCTCGCCACTGAGCGTGCTGATCGAGCGCGTGCTGAAGCGGCTGCAAATTCGTACCGATCCGAGGTGGACGCTATTCGCAGTCGTCCTGTTCCTCGTGTGCCTGTCCGGTTGTGCGTCGAGCGGCCCGTTAACGTGCCCGCCACCGTCCCGTCCGCCAGCAGTACTGTTGGAACCACCACCACCTCCTGGGGCTACAACGGACAAACTGAATCAGATTTTGCAACAGGGCCGGACATTGCCGCCGACCTCTACGACCTCGCCGGACGCTGTGACGCCGAAATAGCAAAGCTCCGCGCTTTGCAAGGGTGGGTCAATGACGTTCGATGAGGCGTTCGACGCGCTCCTCAAGCACGAAGGCGGCTACAGCGACCACGCTGCCGATCCCGGCGGCAAGACGCGCTTTGGCGTCACCGAGGCCGTAGCGCGACGTCGTGGCTACCAAGGCCACATGAAAGATTACCCGCTCACCGAGGCCAAAAAAGTCTACCGTGAGTCCTACTGGGATACACTCCGCCTTGACGCTGTGCGCCCCGAACTGCGCTTTGATTTGTTTGACGCTGCCGTCAATAGCGGTGTCGCACAGACCGTGCGATGGATGCAGCGTATCTTGGGCGTCACGGTCGATGGCGCCCTCGGGCCACAAACTTTGAGCGCTCTTGCCACCGCCGACGCAGCAAAATTTCTTGCAAAATTCAATGGTCAGCGTCTATTCTTTATGACAAGTCTGAACACATGGCCGTCCTTTGGCCGTGGTTGGGCGAGGCGAATCGCAGAAAACTTGATGCGATAGGAGAACCGGATGCGCTCTGACGGCATCCCTCGCCGGTTCCAACTGGCAGGGCACACCATCATTGTCAGAGTAATTCCGCCGAGCAAATGGCGACATGGCAAAGATTGCGTCGGGATTTGGTTACCCGAGTTATACCGCATCGACATTCTGTCCACCGCCAAGGGCAGCAACCGGCAGCAGATTTGGGCGCATGAAGCAGTCCACGCCATGCTCGATATCGCCGGTCACGACGACCTGTCTCGTGATGAAGCGCTGGTGGATCGCCTCGGCCATCTCCTGCAACAAATGCTGACTACGATGGAGTGACCTGTGCGAGCCAAAGCCACCGACGATGAGATATTGGAGGCGCTACAAGAGGCGAACGGCATTCGTGCCGCAGCCGCCGAAAAGTTCGGAATGAACGAACGCACGCTGATGATGCGCATTAAAAAGATGAAGGCCAAGGGATACACCATCCCTGCCTCAACTTATCAGCCTGGTCGCCCGATTGAGGCAAGGCCCGCGTTTGAGTTCACCCCGCTGCCCGATGACGACATTCCCATTGAGCAACTGATCGAACACCGCAAGCGCCAGTTCCAGCATAAGCAGGCGCACGAAGAAGCCGCCAAGTTAATTCCGGTCAAGGTCAAGATACCTGGGCCGGTGGGCATCCTGCACTTTGGCGACCCGCACGTCGATGACGACGGCACGGACCTTGATGCCTTGGAGCGCCACACGCAGCTTGTGAACGACACCGAAGGGCTGTTCGCCGTCAACGTCGGCGACACTACAAACAACTGGTGCGGACGTTTGGCAAGGCTTTACGCCGACCAGAGTACGTCAGCGGCGCAGGCGTGGAAGTTAGCCGAATGGTTCATCAACCGCTGCCGGTGGCTCTACATCATCGCCGGTAACCACGACCTGTGGAGCGGCAACGGTGACCCCTTGCGGTGGATCGCCAAGCAACAAGGAGCGCTCTACAAAGCCTCAGAGGCCCGTATCGCGCTACAGTTCCCGAACGGCGCGTCAATTCGTATCAATGCCCGCCACGACCATAGCGGCTCGTCCATCTGGAACCCGGCACACGGCCCGATGAAGGCCGCGATGCTCGGCACCCGCGACCATATCTACGTCGCCGGCCACAAACACGAGAGCGCCTATAGCGTCCTTAAAGACCCGATCAACGGCATAGCCATGCACGCCATCAAGGTGGCGTCCTACAAGGTCTACGACCGTTATGCGAAGGATAAGGGCTTTAGGGACAACGCCCTGTCACCCTGCGTGCTGACGACTATAAATCCGGCATTGCCGGAACATCACCCGGATATGGTGAAGGTGTGGTGGGAGCCGGAGGAGGGCGCAGAGTATCTGCGATATCTGCGCAGAGGGCTTTAAGCGCTACCCGCTCACGGGCGGCTCGAAGGGCGCACTGACGCTGGTGTAGCCGCCGCACAATCGTCCACCGTCGCTTTCCCGACACCTCGGCGAGAAGCGCCGCCTCAACGTCGGCCTCAGACATCGAGGCGATGGATTCGTTCAATTCTTTCCACGTTGCAATCATGTCTAGTCCCTGCTCAGTGATGCCGCGAGGTACATGACCTGGAGCGTCGAGGCCGCATCCGCAGCGTCCCGCGCCTCGTACCACTCGCCCCTCGGCTGAAATATGCTCTGAAACCGCTTCTGGCCGTCTCTGAGCCGTCCGCCCTTCGCCTTGACCTCTACCCAACAGGCCCATGCGAGGCCGTCTCTGAGAGGCTTTACGGCAAGAAGGTCGGGTATGTCGAAACCGGCACTGCCGAAGTCGATGACCTCAAACCCTGCTTTGCGCAGGGCGTCGGCTACTTCGGCGTGGTTGTTGTCCCGTCGTTTGGCGTAGCGCATTGTTTTACTCTATCACGAAGTCGCATCACACCGCGCTCGCCGAACAACTCTCGAACTAGGCCGATGAGTCCGGGGTCGCCCAAGATCGCCGCAGGGTCAGCCTCGCGCACCAGCGGCCCGACACGGGTCTTCAGCCACTCGCGCTTTTCCTGCCGCTGCTCCCAATCCCCGACGTTGATACGGGCTAGGTAAGCATCGGCAAGGTGTAACCGACCGATGACAGTTTTGATGCGCTCATCCCATAGCCTCATGCCGGACTGCACGGCCCAAGTGATGTCGCTACTTGTAGTGATAGGTTGATTCATAGTTCGCTCACCTTTTGTATGCGCTGCCCAATCCAGTTCATTACAGGCACGGCCATGCTATTACCTAGCGCCTTGTAACGTGGCCCGTCCGGGCTTTCGTCTTTCTTGCGCCACGGGATGTTGGTGTAACCGTCTGGAAAGCCTTGCAGCCGCTCGCACTCAACGGGCGTAAGGCGGCGCACTTGCATGGTTACGCTGTGAATGGCGCCGACCTGCTGCGTCACCTCGCTAGACTGCGGGCTGCGGCTTGGGTCGTTAGATGCCGTTAATGACGGCGCCACCGGCTGCGCAACTCTCGCGCCTTCATACCCGCCCGACTGATGCGAGCGCAAAGTTCCCATAAGTTCTTTATGGCAGTTTTGCTCGCCGTCGATGCCATAAGATACAACGGCCACATCGGTGCCCGTGTCGCTGCGATCTCGCGGCCAATGCGTCACGGTCGGAGCCGCATCCACAGGCGACCAACCTTCGGGGTCAGTCTCAGACATCGGCTTATGGGTCTTGGCAAATGCAACGGCCATCGGATTTTTGGCCTGTAACGTCTGCACCATATCAACGTCTACCTGCGGATTTGACATTTGCGCTCCAAAAGTCATTGGTCTACCCCCCCCCCCTCTGTCACGGGAATCAATGTCTCACTTGATGCGTCTTGTCTGCCCATTGCGCCTGCGTTAAGACACATCGCTATTTCTGGCGGGGACAAAGAGCTGCCCCCCCCTAGCGCGTGCTGATCCTCTAGTCCTTGCTTGCAACCAAATGCGGCGTTTAGCGTTGACGCAACTTCCGCAGGCCACGCTAACTCTTCGTGGTTGTTACGACTGATTCCAAAGCGAGCCGCAATGGTTCCGGCAACGCCTTCCCGTGCCTCTCTGCTCGGCGCAGGATTCCCGCACAGGCTTTCGCGCTCAAAAAGAACCGCTGCGGCACGTTGCCAACTTCTAGCGTTTGCGACAACGAACACACGGCGGCGTCTTTGGGCCACTCCGAAGTATTGAGCGTCAAGAATTCGGTAGGCGAACCCATACCCGAGCTCGCCCAACCCTGCGAGGAAGGTTCCAAAATCCCGTCCTCCGTTAGACGACAAGACGCCGGGGACGTTTTCCCAAACCAACCACTCGGGCCGATATCGGTCAGCAATCGCAAGGTAGGTAAGCATGAGGTTGCCACGCGGGTCAGCCAGTCCTGCTCTAAGTCCCGCGACACTAAAACTTTGGCATGGGGTTCCTCCCACGAGAACGTCGATTGATTCATTCGGCCACTCCGCAAATTTAGTCATGTCGCCGTAGTTAGGCACGGCAGGGTAATGGTGTTTCAACACCGCGCAAGGGAAAGGTTCTATTTCACTAAAAAATACAGGAGTCCATCCGAGCGAATCCCATGCGACGGTTGCGGCTTCAATGCCGCTACAGACGCTGCCGTACCTCACAGAACTTTCCGCATCAGTTCCCGAGCCTGGTACACCCGCAGCGGCGGCAGTTCACCTGCGGCCATCCACTTGGCGACCGCCTGTCTGGAGACGCCGAACGCCCGCGCCAACGCCGAAGCGCTGCCGAATTTCTTGAGCAATTTATTGATATCCATGCTGCGGACAATATCGTATGCAACCGTAGTTGACAAGCCTTAGCAGAGGCGTATGATTGCTCGCGGGGATTGGCCCCACCGGAGACAAACATGGAACAAGAAGACGACCGTCAGTATGGCCGTGACCTTCAAGAAACGGCTGAAGCGTTCCTCAATGCGCAAGAGCGAGCCGAATCGGCTGCGTGGAACTGCTACGACTCTCTGCAAGAGCTGAACCGCATTGAGCGCGAACACTCGATGAACCTCTCCCTCACCATCCGCGACCTCATCGACGCCATCGACAAGGCGCGGGCTTCCCTTCGGAGCGTACAATGAAAGTCTATCAATGCATCGCTGCGGTGACCGCCGAACTTTCCAAGATCGGCATTAGCAAGAGCAGCAAGAACCAACAGCAGAACTATGCCTTCCGTGGCATCGACCAGGTTTATGGCGCGTTGTCGCCATTACTGTCGAAGTACGGTCTTGTCATCCTGCCCCGCGTGACGCACCGCGAGGTGATCGAACGGCAGAACCGTAGCGGCACGGCGCTGTTCTACGTGACGCTGATGGTCGAGTTCGACTTCGTAGCCGCTGAAGACGGCAGCAAGCACACGGTTACGACCGTCGGCGAGGCGATGGACAGCGGCGACAAGGCCAGTAACAAAGCGATGTCAGCCGCCTACAAGTACGCGGCCTTCCAAGCGTTCTGCATACCCACGGAGGGCGATAACGACGCCGATGCGACGACGCACGAAGTCGCTGCGCAACCGGCCATTGATCCGGCCATCTTGACTGCGATTGACCTTGCAGCAAACGAGAAGGAACTGAACGCGCTTTATCACCAGTTGAGCGAGGCCGAGCGTAAGCCGCTCATTCCGCACTTTGCGGCACGTAAGAAGTTGCTGCGGGAGGCGCAGCCATGAGCAGCCGAATAAAAATGTGGGAAGCACTGAAAGCATTTCAACCGTACGCTAACAAACACGCTTTTGGAGAAGCGTGGGAACGCATGACGATTGATCGCACTGAAAAATCCGCAAAAGACGTACAACGCGTTATGTGGCAGGTTACTAAACTTGAGCCGTTATCTGTTCATTATGCGCGAGAGGCCGCTGATTGCGCTGTAGAGGCCATTACACAAAAAAACAGAAAGGTTGCGTTTTGGGCGCGAATGTCAATTTGGCACGTTAAAAACGCAATTGAATTTGAGGCGCAGCCATGAGCCTTGCTTACTACATGGAAATGACTGACGGCGAGATTGTGGGTCACGTTCTTGCGATTGGCGACGATGCGACCGAACTCTCGCAAGCGTTGGCAGGACGGCTACGGGTGCAAACCAAACTGCGAACCGATGCGGAGTTGCGCTTGCAGTTGGCGCAGGAGCGCATCTATCGCCTCGAACGCGAGGTGCATGAACTCAAAATGCTTGAGGAGAAAATGTAATGGAACAACGAAGTAGCGAATGGTTTGCCGCCCGCTGCGGCAAGGTCACGGCCTCACGAGTCGCCGATGTCGTCGCTAAGACGCGCACCGGCTATGCGGCAAGCCGTGCGAATTACATGGCGGAGTTAGTCTGCGAGCGTCTTACCGGCAAGCCGACCGAGGGCTTTACCAACGCAGCAATGCAGTGGGGTACGGATCAAGAGCCTTTTGCCCGTGACGCCTACTCCGCCCGCACAGGCGAACTTGTGACCGAGGTGGGTTTCATTGCCCACCCGCGCATACCGATGTCGGGCGCGTCACCGGATGGCATCGTCGGCACAGGCTGCGTCGAAATCAAGTGCCCGCAGACGGCGGCACATATTGAGTACCTACTGAGCCGCGATCCGCCGCAGAAATACTTTTATCAGATGCAATGGCAGATGGCTTGCACCGGCTCCGATTGGTGCGACTGGGTGTCCTACGACCCCCGTATGCCGCCGAACTTGCAACTGATGATTGTGCGTATTCCGAAAGACGACGATGCCGTGCGGATGCTCGAAACCGAGGTGGAATCGTTTCTCGTTGAACTGGATGACAAGGTAACCAAGCTGAAGGAGTTAACAGTATGAAGTATCAACACAAACCCGAAAGCGGCACGTTGTTTGCGATTGCAGAAGCAGACAAGCGCCCGCCCCGGCAACAAGTAGCGAGCGACGGTTCAACGTATATGCTGACCGATCCCGACTTCTCGGGCAGCGCATTGATTGACGGCGCAGAATACTTTATGGACGCTCGTAAACGGCAGGGCCAGAAAGGCGAATATTGGGCGGTGAAGTTTAAGCGCAAGGGAATGCGCCCTGCGCCGAAACCCGCTGCCAAGCCGGTGAGCGAGTTCACCGATGACGATTTGTCCGAGGTGCCGTTTTGAAGCGCATCCTGTCGCTTGGCGCTGGCGTGCAGTCATCGACGATGGCGTTGATGATTGCGCACGGCGAAATTGAGCCGGTCGATGCGGCCATCTTTGCGGATACTGGGTGGGAGCCGCCCAAGGTGTATACGTGGCTCGATTGGCTAGAGAAGCAGTTGCCGTTCCCCGTGTATCGGGTTCAGCGAGGGAACCTGCGGCAGGATGCGATTAATCGCAGCAAACACACCTCCGGTCGTGTTGCTGCGATCCCGTGGCATATGGTGATGCCGAACGGTGACCGAGCGATGGGGCGTAGGCAATGCACGAAGGAATACAAACTTGAACCCATCACGAAGAAAACACGCGAGTTGGTGGGCCTTGTGCCACGACAGCGTGCGAAGACGATTCTTTGCGAAATGCTGATCGGCATCAGCACCGACGAGGCGCTGCGGATGAAACCCGCCCATGAGAACTGGAAGCGTCACCGTTGGCCTCTTATTGAAAAGGGCATGAGCCGGTGGGATTGCCTTCGATGGATGGAGCGTAACGGATATGCCGAGCCGCCGAAGTCAAGTTGCATCGGTTGCCCGTACCACTCTGACCACGAATGGCGGGTCATCAAGGCTGACCCTACGCTATGGGCAGATGCGCTCGAAGTCGATGCCGCGATCCGCTCGCAGCCGAAGATTCGTGGTCAACAGTTTATGCACCGCTCATGCGTCCCGCTCGCCGAGGCCGACCTCTCCACCGCTGCGGATCACGGGCAGGTCGATATGTTCAACAATGAATGTGAGGGGATGTGCGGCGTATGATTAGCGACGAACGGGCAGAAAAGGCGCTGCGTTACCTTGTCGATACCGACGAGGCCGCAGCCGCCGCCAAAGCAGAAATGGAACGTGCGGAGTTTGCGTACAAGCGCACCCGTGAGGCCGTGTTCACGCACGCGCAGGGTACGGTCGCCGAGCGCCAGGCTGCCGCAATGCAGCACGCGACGACGTTGGAGTCGCACGAGCGTTACGTGATGTCGATATCGCTCTACAACAAAGTCAACAATAAGCGCGACACCGAACGGATCGTCCTTGATATGTTTCGCACGTTAAGCGCAAACAAGCGCATGGGCGCATAACGTATCAATCCACGATACTTTCAGCGAATGCGAAGGTTACATGAAACCCGATATCTACAAGCTGCTAGAACAATGCGTCGAGAACGGCGTCAAAAGCGGTTTACACCGCGCCTATAAACACGACGACGAACCTTCGACCGAGGCGATTGTTGACAAAATAACGCAAACCGTGATGGCCGAGGTTTGCGAATGGTTCCACTTCGACGAAATACACTAAGAGGTGTTTATGCGACAAGTAGACGAAATCAGACAAGCGTTACTGAGCGGCAAGTCCATCACGCCGCTCGATGCGCTCAGAGACTATGGTTGCTTTCGGTTAGCGGCGCGGATTGACGATCTGCGCAGACAAGGCTATTGCATTACCACCGAGTTCGCGACGCGCAATGGCAAGAAATATGCCAGCTACCGATTAATTGCGCGGGGCAGTACGCCCGACCTCATCGCATAAAAAAAGCCCCGGACAGAGGGGGTTACTTCTGCCGGGGCAAGATGAGTCGATCTCTCAAGGGTGAACTATGCCAAACAAGGGTACGATAAACCGATGACCGACACAACCGATATTTCGACGCTGCCGGCGCCCGACTGGTTCAAGCGCTTCGTGTACGTCGCCGAGGGCGATTATTACTTCGATGTCATCGAGCGCCAAGAATACTCGCGGCAAGCGTTCAATGCGATTTACCGTGGCACTCAGTGTCATAGTGTCCACAACAAATCGCGCAGGGTTGAGGCCGCGACTTTTTTCGATGAGAACCGTGCCGCGCTTGGTAGCCGGTTATTGACGGGCCTAACGTATGCGGCAGGCGAGTCGGTGTTGGTCGCCAAAGGCAATACCGCGCACGCTAACAAATGGCGCGACCACCGCCCGCAGGGCGTTCCCGGCGATATCACCCCTTGGCTACGGCACGCCGAGCGGATGCTGCCAAACCCACTTGAGCGCGAACACGTTTTCAACGTACTCGCTTATAAGCGCCAGAACCCGAAGCGCAAAATCAATCACGCTATCCTGCACGCCGGAGTCCCAGGCAGCGGTAAAGACACACTCTACGCGCCCTTTCTCTACGCCATCGGCGGGGTGACCTTGGAGAACGTGGCGTCCGCCCGTGCCGAGGAAGTCGCCGGAGCGTGGGGGTACACGTATGAGTCCGAAGTCATCGTGCTGAATGAACTACGGCAGGGCGTAGCACAGGATCGCCGAGCGCTCGAAAATGCGCTGAAGCCTATCATTGCCGCACCACCCGAAAACCTACTGGTAAACAAAAAGCAGGAACACCCGTACTACGTCGCTAACCGGATTTTTGTGTTGGCGTTTAGCAATGAGCGTGCGGCGATTGTGATACCACCCAATGACCGGCGGTGGTTTGTGGTGTGGTCGGATGCCGGTATCATGCCCTCGACCGATGCCGAGAGCCTTTGGAACTGGTACAATGCGGGCGGCTTCGACCACGTTGCCGCGTGGTTGCAAGCCCGCGACGTGTCGGCGTTCAATCCAGGCGCGACGCCGATGATGACCGACGCCAAGCTCGCAATGGTCGATCTCGGGCTAACCGGCGGCGAAGCCGCGATAGCAGACCTAGCCCGCAACCGCGAGGGGCCGTTTGTGCGAGGCGTTGTGGGGTCACCGTGGGCAGGGGTGATCAATGACCTATGCCGAGGCACAGCGCGTCCCATAAGCCGCGAGGCGCTGTTTGCCGCGATGGCCGCAGCAGGGTGGCGCGACGTAGGTCGGTTGCATAGCAGCGAACACCAGACACCAAGGCACACTTGGGCAGCGCCCGATATGGTAGATAAACCTAAATCGGTACTGCGTGCGTTACTTGAGGGGCCGCCAAGTTTGCACGCCGTAAAATAAAAACCCCCGCACGAAGCGGGGGCAAGGTCAATCGTCGGTCAGCAGTTCGAGAATAATGGTTATGACGACTGCGACCGCAATCGCAATCAATCGCCACCCCGCAGCGCGTCCCGTGCGCGTTGGCGTAACTCAAAGTTACGGATGTCCGGCGTAGCGTCCGCGATCTGCCGCAGCGCTTCGCGGTAGTGGTTGACCCACCATTCCGGCGGCTTCCAAGCCTTCGCCGCAGGGCCAGCGTCGATGTAGTCGATGTCCTCGGTCACCATATATCCACCCCTCCGCGCTTGCACGCCCAATTTGGGGGCGGTACGTGCCGCCACGCCTCATCCCGTGCGCGAGGCGGGAAACCCCGCGACGGAAACATCAGCCACATGAACCACCTCACGGCGCACCCCCGACTTTCGTTCGGTCTACGATGTCCTGCGCACATTGCAGCCCGAAGTCGAGGCCGAATTGGAATAACTGGTCAGTAAACCGCTCAAACGCGTCCGCATCGAAAATAATTTCCGGCCCGTCCGTTTCGTCCGCGATTACAAGCGCACCGTGCCGTTCGGCAATGTGCATCAGCGTAGTTAAATCAAGCGGGCGGACAATCATACGCTCGCCCCCCTGTCCAAACTGACGACATGGGCGTGCAGGTTCGCCAGTTCCGATTCGGTCAAGGTCGCCAGGTTCACTTCGGCGGCTTTAGCGAATCGCACCATGTCGGCCTCAATACACACCCCGCCAAGCTCGCACCCGATAACTTGCCAACCGTCCTCCATATCCCATTCGGCAGTTATGCGGGCTTCCCAATCGGTCCCGTAAAGCATGACGACCGAATCAAACTGTTCTATCACGCGGCTCATGGTTGCACCCCCGTTGCTTTGGCAATAGCGGCGCGAACCTCTTCCAATGTCTCCCACGCGGGATGCTCGCGTTCGGGATCGTATTCCGGCAAGATTCCCTCTAAATCGGCAAGAGCGCAGCGTAATGCGTCAAGCATCGCAGGAGCGGCAGACAATAGGTTGCCCGTGTACTTGCCCGTGCGCGGGCCTATAACTTCAATTTGCATAAGTCACCCTTTCAGTTAGGCGGCACAATCGCCACCCCGTGCCGCACCCCGTGGGCAGGTGCGGCAAAGGGTAACGACTCAATAGACCTGCACGGGCACGTTATGGACGGCGGCGCGAGCGTCTGCCCACGCTAGAGCAGCCTCAAGTGTCGGGAAGTCGCATTCCTCCCCGCCATCCCACTCACTCCCATCCGCCCATATCTCATAGGCACAAAACCCGTCGGGTCGCCGTGCTTCCATGTCTACATATTCGCTTAACGTATCGCCGTCACCCGCGTCGGTTAATACGAACCCATGCACATAGATTGCTTCGATTTTCATGCGTTGTCCCCTGTGGCTAAAGCAATGGCGGCGCGGATCGCGGCAAGGTCGGCAGACTCGCCGCCGGAATACGCGTCAAGGGCAGATTCGGCGAGCCGCAAAGCGGCGAGAAGGTTAGGCGCGGCGACAAGTAGGTCGCCGTTCCAATGGTCTTTTCGGTACGTCACCATGCAGATTGCTTTGCCGTCTGCGTCTACAACTTTCGTAGTCGCACCGTTCGAGCCAAGCGACCAAGGCGCGGGAGTGTGCAGCATAGTCATACGGCCTCCTCGCGGTAAGCGTCGACCAAGTGTTCAGCGATTTCGTACCAATTAACGTCAGCAAGAAAGGCGCGAGCGTAACCTGCCGCCAGTCCCTCAACCGTTGCGTCCTCAAATAACACCTCATCCGCGTAATCCTGCAAGTCTTTAGATAGGCCATAAATATCATCGGGGTTGCAATCGCTGAAGTAATCAAACGGGTTAAACCCATCGAACACCTCAAGACTCACGCGCCAAGTGGCGTAATTTGTCCATCCGTTGTGGCGGCGGGTATCAGTTTGCATAGGTCACCTGTAGATAGTTATTCGACGCGATAGCGCGTCCCATAGCGCACCCGTAAGAATGCGCTACAGGCTGCACTATCAATCAACGAATAGCCTTGGGCTGCATATGCCCATTTTCGTGCCATATCATGTAGTGCGTACCGTCCCGATATCCCATTCGCATAATGCGATTGCGGATTGCCCGCGCATATGCGTTTGCACGCTTATGCTCTTCTTTAGTCATTAAACGAGATGGACTAGTGGCATGGTTCCAAGCAGCACACAATCCATAGATGGTTTTTCCTGCGTGCCAGAGCTTGCCGTTGGGCTTGTATTGAGCGTAAGGATGCATAAGTCACCTATTGGTTTTTGATGGTTGTGGGATTGCAGTTCGGTGCGTTGTCGCACGGGTCAACGAATGCCGCTAGCAAGTAGAGTGCGGCAAGTAAAGCGAATAGGATTGTGGGGCGCTTCATACTTGCACCCCGAATGCGGCAAGCGCTGCGTCAACGGTGGCGTAATCGCGGGAAGGGTTAATCGTGGGATTCCCTGCGTAGTTTTCTACTTCTACAAGGGATCGGCTACCGTCGCGCAGGATGTAGGCAAGTTGTGTGCCCTCTTCCTCAAGTCCTACGATGTAGTCGTCATTAGTTATATTGGTCGCGATACCGCCGGAGTCCGTTACGATGACGTAACGGTTGCCGTCTACGGGTTTGTAATAAGCATAACAGCCTCCCCCCGTTGATATGCGCTCAAACCCTGTGGCGATCAGTTTGTTTTCGATAATTGTCGTCATAGGTCACCTGTAGTTATTTAGTGAATCGACAATGCATTGGAACATAGATGCAAACTAAAGTTTAGCGTATCGCATGGCATGACCATGTAGCGGATACAGAATTTTGACCATAGCGTAAGTGTATGAAAGGAAAAGGAAAAAACAGGTTTATGGTAAAAAATAGGGAAAAGTGAGAAGTGTGGAAGGAATCGTAGGTAGATTATGTAAAGTATGTATATAGATGGTATATGCACTTTTTCTCAAAATCTCACCATAACAGCCAAATTCCCTAGCAGAATCATGCACTTAACCTATGGTAACGTTTTCAAGCACTTTTACCATGTGACCACGTATCCACCCCTCGGTCACCCTTTGGCACGATCTTTGCCAGGCTTTCTGTTGCTTACACGCAACACTTTGTCCCATGCAAACATCATGCCAACGCATGACCGCGTAGTGGTTGCACTAGGTTGTTGCGTCTACGCTACACGTTATGTTATGACGTTGCTTGTTGTGGGAAACGCTACTTGTTGCGCTGACGCGACAGGGGTGGGGGGGGGTGGGGGTACAGGGCCAGAGCCACCCCCTGTACTGTTACGGTTAGACCCGCAAACAATTTTTTATTTTTTATATTTACGCTACACTTTCGTCAGCGTCTGACGTGATGCGCACGTAGCGACCGAGAGGAAGCTGAAGGTGAATAAGGGTTATGTCTCCGGCTAGCATTCACCGTATACATAAGGCAATACCGTCCTTACGGACGCTCCGCCTCGGCACACAGGCTCCACGGTTGTTGGAGATCGCGGCCTCCCGGTGGGCAGACCCCACACGCTGACCCTATGGAAGAACCCCTTAACCCTGCCTTAAAGTTATGCCGTGACTGTTTTTGGTCGGCAGACGTGACTCGCTTGACCAACAACATCTGGTGTGCGCATAAGGTTTGGCATGGCTGGCTTACCGAACAACCTTCGTGTGACGGTGAGGGTTACGAGAAAGAGACACGAGTGAGGAGTGCGCTTGGAAGCCTTTAGATCGATTCCATTTGAGCCTCGGGAGTTGAAGGCAACGCCGGAGATACTCGAGCGTATCTACGAAGCCTCGAAGTTAGGCATCAAGGGTGATGCCCTGGCGTTTGCTGCGGGCTTACTACCGATTGAGTTACGTCGGCTCTTGGCGCTTGACCATGCGGCCTCTATCGCGGAGGCTAAGGGTCGTGCAGACAGTGAAGTTGAAGCGGCTGCCGTCGTGCGAGATGCGGCTATGGCTGGCGATAGCAAGGCAGCTATGGCGCTGCTCACCCATTTGCACGAGTGGATGCCAAAACAGCAGATCAGCATTGATATCAAGTCACAGATCAGTATCACCGCTGCACTGCAAGAGGCGGAGTCTCGCGTTATCGAGGGCCGCATACTGCAGGGCGAGAGGCTTGCACTAGGGCATAACGTTGTGGAAACCGTAGCCTTGGAAGAGCAACGTGCAGACGCCCATCTATAGTCCCGAAGACGAAATGGCCTTGATGACCCGTATCTGGGCCAAGGACGTTGCTAACGATCCCGAAGCGTTTGTGCGGTTTGTGTTTCCGTGGGGCCAGAAAGGCACGCCGCTGGAACACCATAAAGGGCCGCGCAAATGGCAGCGCGACATCTTGCGGCTGATCAAGCAACACATTGCCGACAATCAAGGCCGCGTGGACTACAAAGTGTTTCGTATGGCCGTAGCTTCGGGCCGTGGTATCGGCAAATCTGCGTTGGTGTCTTGGATTACGCTTTGGATGCTCTCTACGCGCATCGGCGGGTCGGTCATCGTATCGGCTAACTCGGAGGCGCAGCTTCGCTCAATCACTTGGGCGGAAATTACCAAGTGGCTCGCCATGTCAATTAACAATCATTGGTTTGAGATTTCGGCTACGCGCCTCTCGCCCGCCAAGTGGATTGCGGAGTTGGTTGAGCGCGACCTTAAAAAAGGTACCCGATATTGGGCGGTTGAGGGACGATTGTGGTCGGAAGAAAACCCCGATGCGTATGCGGGTCTGCACAACGCGGATGGCGTTATGCTGATTTTCGACGAAAGCTCGGGTATACCAGACAAAATATGGGACGTTGCTCAAGGCTTCTTTACTGAAAACACGCCCAACCGTTTTTGGTGTGCGTTCAGTAACCCTAGGCGTAACGAAGGCTACTTCTTCGAGGCATTCCATGCGAAAAGAAACTTCTGGCAGACGCAGAACATCGACGCCCGCGAAGTCGAAGACACGGACAAAGCGGTCTACGAGCAAATCATTGCGGAATACGGCGCAGACTCCTCGCAAGCCAAAATCGAAGTCTACGGACAGTTCCCCTCCGACGGAGACGACCAATTTATCCCTCCGTCATTGGTCGACAGTGCCAGTGTCCGAGGGCGTTATAAGGATGAGACCGCACCAAAAGTTGTCGGCGTGGACCCCGCCCGCTCCGGTGCCGACTCCACCGTCATCGTGGTCCGACAAGGCCGCGACCTGGTGGCAATCCGTCGTTACCAAGGCGAAGACACGATGGCAACAGTGGGTCGCGTTATTGACGCCATCGAAGAGTTCCAACCGGCGCTGGTGGTCCTAGACGAAGGTGGCCTTGGCTACGGCATCCTTGACCGTCTAAAAGAGCAACGGTATAAGGTCGTTCGGGGCGTGAATTTTAGTTGGAAGTCGAAGACCCCGGCGATGTACGCCAACAAACGCGCTGAACTCTGGGGTTCGATGCGCGAGTGGCTGCAAACGGCGTCGATTCCGCAAGACCGACAACTGAAAGCCGACCTCACAGGGCCACATCAGAAACCGAATTCCTCGGGGTCGATCCAGTTGGAAGCCAAGAAAGACATGAAAGCGCGTGGCCTCGCCTCCCCGGACGCCGCTGATGCCTTGGCCTGTACGTTTGCGTACCCTGTGGCGAGCCGCGAATACCGCGAAAAACCCCGCCGCGTGACGGCGTATGAGGGCAGCGCGATGCACAACTCGTGGCTGGGGGCGTAATGCCGAGCGTCAGCGAGGTTTTTGGATAATGGGGCGTAAATCGGTCAGTTTATCGGTCGGTCGCGGCGAGAAGCAGTCCGTCAAAGCGGGTGCGGGCCTCACCGCCAAGGGTCGTGCGAAGTACAACCGTGCGACGGGCAGTAACCTCAAGGCTCCGGCGCCCAGCCCCAAGACCAAAGCGGAGGCAGGACGCAAGAAATCGTTCTGCGCTCGCATGAAAGGCGTGGTTCGTAACGCTAAAGGCCCAGCCGAACGGGCCAAAGCCTCACTAAAACGGTGGAAATGCTAATGAGCAGTCATAAACCCGGTTTGTACGCCAATATCGCGGCGAAAAGACGTAGAATCGCCGCAGGCAGTGGCGAAAAGATGCGAACGGCTGGCGCGAAAGGCGCTCCGACGGCCAAAGCGTTCCGTGACTCGGCCAAAACGGCTAAAAAGAGGAAGTAATCATGGCAAAGTTTGAATATGCAGGCGTGATGCCGGGGTCAGTCACCGTGGGCGACATGATCCAGAACACCCGTGCGCTGCAAAAGCCCTCGCGGATGCAACGGCCCGCCATGATGGCGCGTAAGCGGCCTATGCAGAGCGATGCGATCCGCACGACCGTGGACTTTCGCCCGACGCGAATGAAGACGCGGGGAATGCGCTAATGCCGCTTGTCAAGTCCGCGTCCAAAGGCGCATTCCGCAAGAACATCAAGGCGGAAGTCAAGGCAGGCAAGCCCGTCAAGCAAGCCCTCGCCATTGCGTATTCGGTCAAGCGTAAGGCCCAAGGCAAAAAGCGCAAATAACATGGCCCAAGACCCGACAGGCATCAAAGGGGCGGCGCAAGTCGCCAACTCCCCGCAGTCGCGTAAAACCCGCGATGCGGCAGACGTATTGGCGCGGATGCGCGACCGTCTGCAACAGTCCCTGTCGGCCTATAGCGAGTCCCGCGACAGCGAACTCGATGACCTGCGCTTTATGGCAGGCTCGCCAGACAACCGTTGGCAATGGCCGCAAGAGGTTTTGGCGACCCGTGGCGCGGTGCAAGGGCAGACGATTAACGCTCGCCCCTGCCTCACCATCAACAAACTCCCGCAGCACGTTCGTCAGGTGACGAACGATCAGCGCCAGAACCGTCCTGCGGGTAAGGTCATTCCCGTCGATGACAAGGCCGACATCGAAGTCGCGCAAGTGTTCGACGGCATGGTGCGCCATATCGAGTACATCTCGGACGCCGATGTCGCTTACGACACCGCCTGCGATAACCAGGTCACCTTCGGCGAAGGGTACGTCCGTATCCTCACCGAATACTGCGACGACGATACGTTCGACCAAGACCTCCGTATCTGCCGCATCCGCAACAGTTTCAGCGTCTACATGGACCCGCACATCCAAGACCCGTGCGGCTCGGACGCCGAATACTGCTTTATCACCGAAGATATGCCGAAGGACGAGTTTGAGCGGCTGTTTCCGAACGCCGAACCGATCTCCTCCATCAGCACTCGCGGCGTCGGTGACGAACAACTCTCACAGTGGATACGCGAAGATTCGGTGCGGATTGCTGAGTATTTTTACGCCTACTACGACAGCGTAAAGCTGCACCTCTATCCCGGTAACGTCACGGCCTACGGTGGTTCGCCCGAAGCCAAGCAGATGGAGATGATGGGCCTCAAGCCCATTCGCTCGCGTGATGTCGAAGTCCGCCGCATCAAGTGGATGAAGACCAACGGCTACGAAATCCTCGAAGAGCAGGAGTGGCCGGGTAAGTGGATTCCGGTCGTGCGCGTGGTCGGTAACGAGTTCGAGGTTGATGGACGGTTGTATATCTCTGGCTTGGTGCGTAACGCCAAGGACGCCCAGCGGATGTACAACTACTGGGTGAGCCAAGAAGCCGAAATGCTCGCGCTCGCCCCCAAAGCCCCGTTCATCGGCTACGGCGGTCAGTTTGAAGGCTACGAACACCAGTGGAAAACCGCCAATACGAGCAACTGGCCGTATTTGGAGGTCAATCCAGACGTGACCGACGCGCAGGGTGGCGTATTGCCGCTCCCGCAGCGTGCAGCCCCGCCCCTGCCCCAGACGGGCCTTATACAGGCCAAAATGGGCGCATCGGACGATATCAAAGCAACAACGGGTCAATATGACTCTAGCCTCGGCGCCACGTCTAACGAGCGCTCGGGTCGGGCTATCTTGGCGCGTGAACGGCAAGGCGACACAGGCACCTACCATTACGTCGATAACCTGGCTCGCGCCATTCGCTATGTCACGCGTCAACTCGTTGACTTGATCCCGAAGATTTACGACACGCAGCGGATTGCTCGCATCATCGGCATGGACGGGGAAACCGACACCGTGCGGATCGACCCGACGCAGCCCGAACCCGTGCGTAAGATCATGGACGAATCGGGCATCGTCATCGAGAAAATCTACAACCCGTCGGTGGGTAAGTACGATGTCGCGGTTACGACCGGCCCCTCGTACTACACCAAGCGGCAGGAAGCGATGGTGGCGATGGGCGAGATTTTGCAAGCCAACCCGCAGTTGTGGGCGGTGGCCGGCGACCTCTTCGTCAAGAACATGGACTGGCCGGGGGCGCAGGAGATTGCCGAGCGGCTCGCCAAGACGATTGATCCGAAGTTGCTCGAAGCCTCCGACGAATCACCCGCACTCCAAGCCGCGCAGCAGCAGATTCAAGCGATGGGCGCGGAGATGGAGCAGATGTTCAATATGCTTCAGAACGTCCAGCAGTCGATGGAAGCGCGTGAGGTTGAGGTCAAGGAGTTCGAGGCGCAGGTCAAGGCGTATCAAGCCGAAACCGACCGCATCAAGGCCGTGGAGACGGGCCTCAACGAGCAACAAGTTCAAGATATCATTGCAGGCACACTTGCAGGTATGATGTCAACAGGGGACTTGGTAGCGCCCTCGGTTTCACGTGAAACTCCCATGATGGGAGGAGAGATGCAATGAAGGCGTCGGACTTCGTAGGGCACTTGTTCTTGGCGCGGGATGTCGCCCACAGCGTACATCTCAATACAAGATCGTATGCCAAGCACAAGGCGCTGAAGTCGTTTTACGATGGCGTTGTGGACTTGGCCGATGACTTTGCCGAAGCCTACCAAGGGCGACACGGTCTGATTGGCCCAATTACCCTGCAATCGGCGAAGAAACAGGGCAATATCATTGAGTTTCTGACCGACTCGCTCGCGGACATTGAGGCTAACCGCTACAAGGTTTGCGACGAAAAAGATTCTGCGATACAGAACATCATTGACGAGGTGGTGGCGCTGTATCTTTCGACCCTTTACAAGTTGAAATTCCTCGCGTGAGGTATAGATAATGCAATTACTTAACCCACTTGATGACAGTCTGTTTCCGGCCAAGACTGCCTCCTACACGGGTACTGCCGGGTCTACGGGGACGTGGGATGCGGGCGTAGAAGCCCTGTTGGTGTGGACTACGACTGCCGCGTATATTGCGATTGGTAATGGCGTTACGGCGACCACCAGCAGCACCCCGATCCCGGCAAACGTCCCTGTGCCGTTTGCTGTGCCGAAGGGTACTGGCGGCCCGTGGCGCGTATCGGCTATCCAGGTTGCCTCAAGTGGCAACGTCTACGCCAAGCCAATTAGCGGCACCTAATGACAGTTTTTTACGGCATATCCCCTGCAAACGGCTTAAGCCTTGGGCTTGGGTCGATTATTGCGTTGGGGGCGCCGCCACCGGCTGTTGCGCCAACGGCATCGTATTTATTGCTTGAAGACGACTCGTTTGTGCTGTTAGAAGACGACAGCAAAATAGAACTGGAGTAAACGCGTGGCTACCACTATCAAGATTTCTCAGTTGCCCGATGCAACCTCGCCGGTATCGCCAGCGGATGTTGTGCCTGTCGTCCAAGGTGGCATTACCAAAAAGGCTTCGCTGAACGAATTGGGCTTCGCTCCGGCAGGGTCGGGGACTACTCGCACGATCCAGAGCAAGCTGCGCGATATCGTCAGCGCCTTGGATTACGGCGCGGATAACACGGGCATTGCGGACTCCACCGCCGCGATTCAGCTTGCGCTGAACGAAAACAACATTGTCTTTCTTCCGGCAGGTCGTTATCGGATCAACGGAACGCTCGACATTCCGCTTGGCGGCGTCATGCACGGCGAAACCAACACGGGCGATTACTTTCCGGGGCATCCTGGCAAGGACGGCACGCTGCTTTTCAAAGACTCAGCAAGTTCTAACGGCCCAATCGTTCGGTTGAAGGAATGCTCTGGCATTCATCACTTGCAGTTTGACCATCAAAAAGTTGGCGGCGGCACCGACGGCATTATTGGCATGGACCCGGTTGCCACGACGACGTATGCGTCGATGGACAATATTTACATTATGGGGCACCGCACGACCGATACCACGGGCGCGACCTCATGCTTTGGCATTAAGTTTGATGGGTCGGCCACCACCGCTCGCGTGCAGTTTGCCAACCGAGTCAGCAATTACCACATCACAAACTGTGATATCGGCGTGTTTTTGGGCGGTCTTGCCAACGTCAACGTGTTTACCAACGGTATCACCCGCGAGTGCCACGTTCACTACGAACTGAAGGGCAACGCAACCCACGGCTGCATTGAAAACGTGTTTAGCGGATTGACTTGCTACACGATTGTTACGATGTCGCCGCTGGCGATCTGCTTCAAATTGACGCAGTACGCGGCGTACAACGTGTTTGTTGGTTACACGACCGAAGCCTATGGATTTGAGTTTTCTGAAGGCGTAACCGGGCTGTCTAACAATTTGTTTTTGGGCCAATCCAACGAAAACGCTTCGTGGACCTCGCAGGCCAACCTGCGATATATGCAGCCCGAAAACGTTAGCAATTTTGCTAAGTATTTTTTGACGAGCAAAACGACCAACGACCGCAACGTCGTGGGAACTGGCGCAACGTACTTCGAGCAGTTTTTCATCGACGGCACGATGCCGGAGGCGAACAATGATGCTGGCACCTTCCAAGCGGCAGACCCCGACAGTAAAGTCATCTTTCGCTTTAACAGCACCTTTACGTTCCTAAACTTCAAAAGTTTTGGCGCTCGGCTAAAGGTGTACGTCTATGGCAACAGCGGCTCGGGTATGCACGTTGCGGATGTCACGTTTAAATATCTGGTGGCTGACAGCGCAACATCCCCCTACGCGGCCAAGTTGTGCGTAGACCAAGTGTTTAACAATCCCTCGGGTGGCCAGATCACGGGTCTGTATTTCATTACCGGCAAAACCGACAACGTGCCGATGGGCATTGGTCTTGTTTGCGGTAACTTTGGCGCTTTCCAAGTAGTTAACATTCGCTGCGTACTGGAGTACGAAGTGTTTGACTTTGCCACCGACTCTGATTTCTTCACTAACTACGTCGGTCTTTCAAGCAAAACGACCGCCGCCGCTACGGCGAATGACGTAACTGACTCCATTGATTTGCTCACCGTTGCGGAAACGCTGATTTAATTTAATCGAGGTTTATCATGGCCGACACAAAAATCAGTGCATTGAGTTCTGGCGCCCCGGCACAAGCGGGCGACGAATATGTCATTGCACGCTCGGGAGCCAACTTCAAACTCACCGGCACGAACCTGCTTGGCCTGGTAACCGGCACGGCAAATACGTTCACCGCCGCGCAGACGTTCCGTGCGGCGAATGCGATTCGCTCTGAGGCGGCCTCAACGCAAGATGCGGTGGTGGTTGCAGGCCGCGCAGGTGGCACTAGTTCGTATGCCGTCACGCTGACCCCGGCTACGTTGTCGTCCAGCACGACGCTAACCTTGCCGAACGTGACTAGTACGGTTGCGGTACTTGGCACCGCGCAGACGTTTACTGCCGCTCAGACCTTTGCGTCGGGCGATGTCAAGATGAACGGCTCTTCGTCCGGCACCATCACCTTTGCAGTCCCTGCCGCAGCGGGCACCAATACGGTGACGTTCCCAGCAGAGACGATGACGGTCGGTTTCCGCAACGTCCCGCAGTCGGGATCGGCCAAGACCGCAAACTACGACCTTGTGGTAGGCGATGTCGGCAAGTTCATTGAGCTGGGCGCATCGGGTGCGATTACGATTCCCGACGCCACATTTGCCGCTGGCGATGTGCTGTCCATCTTCAACAACACCTCAAGCGGCGCGACCATCACCTGCACGATCACGACCGCGTATATCGCGGGTACGGATGTGGACAAGGCCAGCGTGACTTTGGCAACACGAGGTGTGGCGACGATACTGTTTCTCTCTGGTACGGTCTGCGTTATCTCCGGCAACGTGAGCTAAAGCCATGAGCGGCATTATGAACTTGCTGCTGGCGGCCAAAGGAGCAGCAGCGCCATACACCGTCATCTCCACCTTCCTCGCTACCGGCACATGGACTGCCCCTGCGGGTGTCACCGAGGTTGAGTACCTTGTGGTGGCGGGAGGTGGAGGCAGCGCAAACGCTGGCGGCGGCGGTGGCGGTGCAGGGGGTTTCCGTACAGGAACTGGCCTTTCTGTGACGGCTGGAACCGATTACACAGTCACAATCGGCGCTGGTGGCGCTGCCGGAAATACCGGCACACAAGGCGGTAATTCTGTATTCAGCACGATTACCTCAACCGGCGGTGGCTACGGTGCTGGAAACAATACCGCAAACCCCAAAACTGGAGGTTCTGGAGGTTCTGGAGGCGGCGGCGGCTCGTGGGATAATCAATCTTTAGGAGGCGCTGGTAACACGCCATCTGTAAGTCCGTCACAAGGAAACGCTGGTGGCGGTAACGATTACTATGGCCCAGACCCATCTGGCGGCGGCGGTGGTGGCGCTTCTGCGGCAGGCGAAACCCCTGCTTACAACAGCGGCGGAGTTGGAGGCGATGGAGGCAATGGCACCGCTTCTAGTATTTCTGGCGGCAGCGTCACCTATGCCGGTGGCGGAGGCGGTGCGTCTTACTTTGCACCCGGCCCCGGTGGTACAGGCGGTACAGGAGGCGGCGGCGCTGGTAGTGGGAGTGGAAGCGGCACAGCGGGAACCGCGAATACAGGCGGTGGAGGTGGCGGCGGCATTTTTGGGGGTAACGGCGGCGCTGGCGGCTCCGGCATCGTGCTGCTCAAGTACAACATCCCAGCCACAACCTCAATCTTCACCTTCAAGTCCACGCAGAAGTGGACTGCACCTGCTGGCGCGGTGAGCGTTGACGTTCTTGTGGTTGCAGGTGGTGGCGGCGCTGGAGCATATGTATCTGGCGGTGGCGGCGCTGGCGGCGTTGTGTACGCAACCGGAAAGTCCGTGACAGCAGGAACCGAGTACACGATTGCAGTTGGCGCTGGTGGCGCAGGCATAGCCGGAGCGAGTGGTTCAACATCAAATGACGGTAACGACTCATCGGCTTTCGGGCTGACGGCTAACAAAGGCGGTGGCGGCGGAAACCATCAAAACAGCGCAACAGGACAAGTTGGAAGAAACGGCGGCAGCGGTGGCGGCGGTGGCCCCGGCAATTCCGGCCCAACAATTTCTGGCGGCACCGCAACTCAAACATCACCATCTGGCGCAACCGGATACGGAAATAATGGCGGCGCGAGTAGTGCCGGAAGTTCTCCCCTTTATGCTGGCGGCGGAGGTGGTGGCGCTGGCGCTGCTGGAGGAGCCGCAACGTCTCCAAATAACGGTGGAAACGGCGGGGACGGCCAAGCGTTCTCTATATCCGGCAGCAGCCTTTACTATGGCGGCGGTGGCGGTGGTGCGGTATGGGATAACGGCACTACAGCGGGGAATGGCGGTCTTGGCGGTGGCGGTGGCGGTGGCACAAACAAAACCACCGCAGGGACTGGCGGCGGCTCTGCATTAAACTCCGGTGCCAACGGCTCTTTAGGGCCGTCGTATGCTGGCGGAAATGGCGGCGCTAACACGGGCGGTGGTGGCGGTGGCGGCGCGCTAACTCCCGGCCCCGGCGGCTCCGGCGGCTCTGGCATCGTGATTCTTAAGGTCAACTTCACATGAAGACATATCAACTCATGGGCATAGATACCGCGATGCACTTGCTGCGTCCCGGTGCCAAGTGGGAAATCAGCAACCGCGAAATCACGCGCTGGGAAGACCCAAGGCCGAAACCCAGTTGGGACGAAATCATGTTCACGATTGAAAAGATCAAAGAGTTAGAAGACGCGGTGCCGACGATCTTGCTGCCAGAGCAGCAGAAGGTGTTTGACGATTACGTTGCCCAGATAGAACAGGCGGTCGCGTGAATCTCTACAGCATATTCCCGACGGCGGTCGCCAAGTTTGAACTCGGTCGTGAGTACACCGCCGAGGAGACTGCCTTTGTGGACTCGCAAGAGACGCACAAGAACCAAGGCAACACCACAAGCAACGACCGCTATGTGCTGCGTCACGACACGATGGCCAACCTCAAGGCGTTTGTGGAAGCGAGCGTGGGCGAGTATCTACGCAGTATCTACGCGCCGAAAAACGAGGTGGGCTTACGCGTGACTCAATCGTGGCTCAACTACTGCAAGCCCGGCGAGTGGCACCACAAGCACGCGCATCCCAACAGTTTCATCAGCGGCGTTCTCTACATGAAGGCCGCACGCGAGCGCGACAAGATTTACTTCTACCGCGACGGCTACCAACAGATCAAAATCCCGACGAACAACTGGAACCTGCACAACTCAGAATCGTGGTGGTTTGAGGTCGGCGCAGGCGATCTGATGCTGTTCCCGTCTAGCCTTACACACATGGTGGAATCCGTGCAGCAGGAGCGGGTATCGCTTTCGTTCAACACTTTCCCGGTCGGTTACGTTGGTGAGGAAGAAAGTCTCACCGCTTTGCATTTGGAGAATTGATATGGCTCATTTCGCAGAAATTGATT